CTCTGATTCTGTTAATGTTGAGGGGTGGCTACGTTCTTCTTGGGATCGTTTGAGTGGAATAGTATGTGAAGGCTCTCCTGTGCGCGGCGGGCCCGAAAGCGGGGGTGCCCCTGCGGTGGGGTCAGCGGTGGAGCCCTCTGCTGCTGGTGGAGCCTCTAGATTTTCAGCTTTGCCTGTTCGTATCTCGGCCAGCAGGTCTAGCGCGTCGTCCACCTTGACGTCAGCGTCTACTGTGATGGTCTGCAGCCGAGAGAGTAATCGCGTCCTGATATCCTCGCTGCGGTTAACTGTGGTTACTTCCTTGCGTTCAACCCAAGCGCCCACGTCATAGAGAGAGCCCAGTAGCTTCAAGCATTGGACTCTGCTAGCTGGGGGGAAGTCATCGTCTAGTGAGTGCTGGACTAGCTGCTGGACGAGCAGAGCCTTCAGTTGAGCAGGGTTTCGGTGTTTCTCAGCCTCTATAGCCAGCTTGTAGGCCTCGACCTCTCTAGCCACTATTGGGTTTGCAGCCACGATGTACGGCTCTGAGAGCATTGTGCTGGGTGCTGGGTTGGCTTTATAGCTCTCTCTATATGCTTGAGCCTTGGTCTTACCCATTGCTACGGCTTTAGCGAAGTTACGCTGCTTGGTGGTCAATGCGGGTTTCTTCCCTGTGCCGCTGCTTAGTAGCGTTTCTATGGGAATCGTATCCAACCCCTCGCGTATCTGCGCCCTTGTTAGTTTCTGTGTAGTCTGCTTTGCCATGTTTGTTACTGCCTGATTGTTTAGTGACCAGCCGGTATGAATTGAGAACGCCCCGAATATACCACCGCGCCGATTCCCTTGCAATGCCAGGCTAAGTTTCGGATACGCGCCACCCAGCAGCCGCCCGAAAATATTTTTAAAAAGTGCTTGCAACTTTAACAAAACCTGTGTTGTAATATCAGACATGGCCTCAATCAACGCCATGTGTAGCAACCAACCTAGGAGAGAAAGATGAAGTATGGAATGAACTGGATTGTCACTGCCCGTGATGTAGATGGCACGAGCAAACGCAAGTACACAACCGCAGACAAAGCGCGGGAACGATTCGAAGAGATGTTTGGCTACCCCATTGCAAATGCCGTTTGGGATATGTTGCCTGAGATGGACGATTACCCTGAGTGGACGAGCCTTCCCTACATCAAGGGAGTATCAGACTATGGTTGTGTTGTCTCTATCGAATGGGAAAACACTAGCCACGCCGACATACCCGAAGAACAACTGACGAGCCTTTAGTAGGCGAAACCGGCCTCGCGCCGGTCTTGTTCAACATTAACAGGAGTTAAAGTTTATGCTAACCGACCACAAAAACGACCTCTTCGCTGACCGCGCCGATGAATGGTATGGAAACAATGTCGATGTGGGTGAAGCAATTGAGCAGCACATCGAACACAACATGAACCTCGACGAAACCATCGCCGAGCAAATCAGCAACTACTTCGGTAACAACACCTTCAGCATCGAACCGCGCTAATGCAGTCTACAAGCCCAGCGTGCTGGGTTTGTGGGCCACCATTGGCCTCTACAAAGGAGTTTCTATGATTGACAAGACCGCAGTAGCCTACGACATTGCCTGTGCCGTACTGGCTACTATCTTCATCTACCTCGGCCTGACCAATGACGGCCTGTTGTTCAAGTTAGCCCTAGTTTGGGGTGGAATGCTTACCGGCTACATCGTTACCACCTACCTCAACTGGGAGGCAGTATGAACTACAAGTACTTTCAAGACCCCTCGCATGGCTGGGTGGAAGTGCCCATCGCTGAACTGCGCCGACTCGATGTGGCTGACAAGATTAGCCCATACTCTTACCGCAATGGACATTTGGCCTACCTCGAAGAGGATTGCGATTTTGACGTATGGATAAAGGCCAAGATTAACGCTGGTGAAGAGTACAACATCGTTGAACACCACACCAACAATGACTCCATCGTCCGCAGTTTTAGGGGCTACGCATGAGAACGCTATTCGTTGAAAAATCGGGTAACCGCAAGGTCGGCGCTATTCCTGTGACGTACCGCGAGCGCAAATCCTGCCCTCCATCCTGTACTTGGTACCGCAAGGGATGCTATGGGGACGATTACTACACCTCGCTGGCTTGGAACCGAGCCGACCGCAGCGGCCTGTCCACGCCCGAACTGGCGGCAAAGATAGCCGCGCTGCCGGATGGTCAACTGTGGCGCGGTGAAGTGGTAGGAGACATTGTGGGCAAGGGTGAGCGAGTGGATGCCTACGAACTGGGGTTAATTGTTCGCGCCAACTTTGGACGCCGCGGGTTTACCTATACGCACAAGAAGTCAGCGCAAGCAATCAGGTGGATACGCCACGCCAACGCATGGGGTTTCACCATTAACCTGTCCGCCGATGATGCTGGAGAAGCAGACCGCCTAGCCGAACTTAACGCCGGCCCTGTGGTGTGCATCGTTCCTGTGGATACGCCCGAGCATTCCTACACACCGGCTGGACGGCCAATTGTGGTTTGCCCAGCGCAGACCCGCGACCTTACCTGTGCCGTGTGCCAACTGTGCCAAAACGTGAACCGCAAGAGCATAGTAGGGTTTCGCGCCCACGGCACCAAGACCAACCTAGTCAACCAACGCGCAAGTCGCGTAATACCAATTGCGAGGATTCAATGAAATACCTAGTACGACAATTTTTTGTGGTGGAAGTGGAAGTGGAGGCAGAAGATGCCGCCCACGCGAAGGAAATAGCTGGGTATTACGATACCGAATACAACCTGACCGCCCAGTACACATGGCAAGACGGCGGCCCTGAAGTGGGACGCGCCATGATTGATGAAGAAGTTTTACCCTTGGAGGATTTATGAACCGATGCGACCATACCCGAGCCGATTCATGGTGGGAGCACGACGGACGAGGCATTCCCCTTGCCCGAGTCTGCGCCAAGTGCCAAGAAGCAGTCCTGTCCAAGTACGACCCGAAGATTTTCGAGTACTACACACAGGCAGACGTTGACGACCAAATTGAGGAAGACCAATGGTAATTACCGAACCGAACCAAATTTTGCATTTTCGGATGCTGACCCTACGCGCTGGCCTGAGGCTGGAAATCAAAGGACTACGCCGCAGCGGACGAAGTTTCTACTCAATCATTAAAAAGGAGTTTGGCCTCAAGGGAAGCCGCGAAAGTGTGCTGGAGCAGTTTGATTCGCTAATCAAGCAGTAACCCCTCTAAGCCCTGCCTAGCAGGGTTTAGGGGACGCTATTGTCCGAACTACTAGGAGAGAAAGTTATGCCCAACTGGTGCGCCAATTCCTGCCGTTTGACGGCCCCGCAAGACAACCCCATGATGGGGAAGATACTGGACGAACTCAAAAGAGGCCAAGATGCCGAGTGGTTTCAAGTGGTCAAACCTGTGCCGCAGCCGCTCAAGGATGCCGTTGCCAACCACGCCCCACTGACAGAAGAAGGCCAAAAATTGGTAGAGCAGTTTGGTCATTCCAACTGGTACGACTACTGCGTTGCAGAGTGGGGAACAAAGTGGGACGCGAAAGTGGATAACTACGAGCGTGAGGGCAACTCCATCATTGTTTACTTTGACACGGCATGGGCTCCACCCGAAGGGATTTACGCCGCAATGGAAGAGGCTGGCATCGAAGTAGAGGCAACTTACTGCGAACAGGGAATAGGTTACATGGGCTACCGAAAGGGGGGCGAAGACTTCTGCTGCGATATGCCTGAGTATGAACCCGATGACGATGGGGAGTGTTCACCGGCCTACCACGAGGCAATCGACAAGGTTTGGGAAGATGCTGGCATCACCCACGCACCCGCCAGCATGGGAGGCTAACCATGAACCTAGATTACAACGTATTCGCAGCCGCCTACCGAAAGAACGTCGGCAGCGCATCACCCACGACAGTATCCCAATTTATCGGACGGATGAAGGATGACATGGAGGGAGAGGTAGACCACGAAGAACTTTATGACGAGTTTGGTGAAGACTATACGTCCATCATGGATGCTATGGGGATGTGGGAGGACGGCGCAGCCTACGCACTCAAACTTATGAAGGAGCAGAAATAATGTACCGCGTTTACAACCACAACCACACCTTTTTAGGGGAATTCAAGACCCAAAAGGAGGCCAACGACGAGGCCATGACCTATATGCGTGAGACCGGCAATCCTGCCTATGTAATGAAGGAGAAAGCATGAAAACTAGAGAAGAAATGGTCTACGAATTGACAAAGCACGAGCTGGAGTACCTGTTTGACATGAATGGGGATTTTGACGATTCTGTACTTTTTTTTGCAAAGGGCGGGTTCTATGCGTACACAGACGAAGCATTACTCCAGCAATGGAAATTCCAATTTACCGACACATACCCACAAGGAGCAGCAGCATGATAGATAGAGGATACCCCCCTGAGTTTGACATTGACCACGATGACAATAAATATTTTGCGGAGGCATTCCCCGATGCCGATAGTCCAGCAGAACTTTATCGGCAAGTATATAAATACACCGATTGCGGCGCATACCTGAGTATGACCATTGAATATGTGGAAGTGTCAGGCACTTGCTTTGATGACTATCACGAAAAAATGGTGCAGAAAACCCTGCATTGTGATGAGTTGAGCAATTTAGGTACTTGGAAGGCAATGGACGAGCGAGGTCAGTTGGTAGTGTCTTTCACTGTTGGGAGCATTGTCGAGGGCGTTGATGAAGGCACAGACAACATTGAAGTTGAGGCCAAACAGTCGGACGAGGAACCCTCCGAATACCGCAGCCGATTTTATGTGGCATTACAAGAGGTTGAAAATCAAGCCAATTCAATATGGAATGACACGCATGGTTGTGAAACTTGCGCCAAGCACTTAGGCATTGACCTTGATGAAGAAATGTCCCCCGTTTGGGCTGAATGCCCTGACTGTAATGGCAATGGAATGGTAATTTAACCAAGGAGCAGCAGCATGACACTCGAAGATGGTGACTACGAACTGGTGGACGGCGCAGCATGGCTTGCCGTCAGAGGCTTTGCGGTGCGTATTTTTAGCACCGATAACGGCGTTGATGTACGCATTTACAAGAATGGGGCCGAGGACGAAGGCGCCATTGCAGGCACCTTTGCCGCAGACTCTGAACTGGAGGGAATCTAAAAGAACGGACGGAGGGATTCGGCAGCGGCCATGCTGCCTACCCTTTGCTCGAAATCGTTGAAGTCTTCCCCAGCCTCTCCTAACCAGTAGCGAGAGGCTATTTTTTTGGCAGTCCCTACGCCCATTAAGTCGTTGTCGGCCACCACAATTGGGTTGTCCAGGCCCTTGGCTATCTCCAGCATATTCCCAGCCGAAAAACAAATGTGGATTTTGTACCGCTGCCGCATGAGTTTCAGCGCCCGACGCACCGATAAACCTGTTGCCAGCCCCTCTACAAGGACATCCGGACCCTTGTTGTCTATCGTGAGGCTTGCCCCTTTGGTCTGCTGCCCTGACAAAAACCGCTTTGTTCCGTCTATATGTATTAGCTGGAGGCCAACTAAGTTACCAGCTACCCGCATGGGGACAGTTAACAACCCCTTCCATACTTTGGCTGGCTCGACAAATCCCTTGCGGACTAGGTAAGGATGCTGCTCGACTCTAACATTGTTAAAGATGAATGCCGCCTTTTTAGCCGCCTCGGACTGTTGTTTCGCCCTATCCTCGCGCTGCTTTTGGCGCTTGACCGCAGCGTTTGGGTCCGGCACAAATGGCTCGCTGGACACATATCTGATGGGGGATTGGTGGACCGCATGGTTCTGTATGAGGCCACTTCTGCCGTCAAAGATGTAGGCGCCATTCTTCTTGCGGGGATGGTCCTCGGTTGGCACTCTAACCCACCGGCCCTCAATCACATGGTCAATTATGAGGCCATTTTCTCTAGCAAAGTCTTCAAAGGTCATGCTCTAGCCTTTACCCAAGCGATATTGCGGCTCTTAATCCATTGAAGAGTCTTAAAGCTGGGTGACTTTACACTTTCATTAAGGCCGCGAGGGAATACCCCATACTTTTCTTTGTACTTGTGTGCAGCCCAGCCGTCTTTAAAGCCGCGCATACGACTGTAGTACAGGACCTCAGAATAGAAGCTCTGATTCTCGGCTACGAAATTCTTCTTGCTCATCTCCAACTCAACCATATGGCCTGGGACGTTTAAGACCTCCTTCATAGGCCGTGTCCATCCACACTCACCGCAAACCCTATCAGGCCATATCCAAAGCGCACCGCAGCTTCCGCACTTGGAATCCTTTTTCTTCTTCTCGGTTGGTTCTTTCTTGGCTGACTCCGCGCCGTCGTGTAGCTCTGTTACGCCTTCCTCGAACAATTCGTCCCATTCTTTCCGGAAACGTAGATAGTTACCTGAATGGTCTAGCCATATGCCATGCGTTTTGCCATCGCAGGGTCGCATGATTCGGCCCATTTGCTGGACGTGGGAGGAAAAAGACTTGGAAAACGGCCTAGCTGACACTCCAATCAGCACATCAGGCACGTCAAAACCTCTAGTTAGGATGTCCGTGGCAATTAGTCCGTGAATTTTCGTGTCAGGGGCGCTGAAATCCTCAATTGTCTCCCTTTTGAAGTCATCATCCTCCTTGTAGGAGATGGAAACGAAGTTATAGCCGCGCTCGTTGAACTGCCTTACAAGGTCCCTTCCATGCTCTACGCCTGAGGCAAACACCACAGTCTTTTTAGGCCCGCCGAACAGTTGGTTGGTCTTGTTAACCCACTCGTCAACTATATCGCCGGTAATCTGCATACCGCGCTTGGTTGTCTCATCTTGTGACCATTCGCCGGCCACCTTCTTGACGCCAGTCATGTCGATCTCTTTGGCTATAAAGATCTTGAGTGGGACTAGCCACTTCTCTTCTATCAACTGTCCCGTGGGCTTTGCTCCGACTACATGGGTGTAGGTAGAGCCCAAGCCGTCTGCAAATGGCGTAGCGGTCAGGCCAACGACTCGCATCTCGGGGCGTTCTTTGATGAACTCAGTTATTTTCTGGCGCTGCACATGGCACTCGTCAACGATCAGGAGGCCAACATCTGGAAAGTCATCCCTGCGCTCCAGGGTTTGCGCGCTGCATACCTGGATTCTTTCGAGGGGACGATACCGCCAATGATCTTGCTGCATCACGCCGTGGTTGATCTTGTACTTAGATAGGCGTGCGCTGGTTTGGTTTACCAACACAATCCTATCTAGCACCATCGCAACCTTGACGCCCTTCTTGGCCTCTTGAACCATGATGTGCATGGCTACTTCTGTTTTGCCGAATCCTGTTGGTGCGTACAACAGTTGGCAGCGGTGCTGGGCGAAACCCTGTGCGAGCTTCTCCACAACATCCGCTTGATGTGGTCTTAATTCAATCATGCTTTCTCCTGCTGGGAAACCGCCCAGCTTCGGTGTTATGCGGCCTTTTCGGCTCTGCGCTTCCAATATGTTATCTGCTTGAGCATCTCAGCGTTCTTGGACATGAACTCATCCCTGCTCTGCGTCATGGATTTAAGTTTAGCCTCCAACTCTCTCACTTGCTCACGCAACGAATCAATGGTTTCTTGGACCTCGGCTTGTGCCTCTTCTGAAACAGGCAAAGAACGAACCGCCAGCATATCTTTGAGCTTTGTGTTCTCTTCTGATACCGCCGTTATTTCTGTGGCTAACTCTGTTAGTTTGTCTTCGTCTTCAAACTCCGGCTCAGGATATGCAGCCGGCAATGCTTTGCGGCCAATGTTTGAAGTGTCGCGCCGCTTACCATCTTTACCTACAGTTGTTTCTTTCTTGAGGCCCAGTGCTTTACGGACACGCCCAACAGTCATGTTGCTGACTAAGCAGATCTGGGCAATTTGCGTATCGGATAAGTCGCCTAACTCAATGTCCTCAAGCGCAAGCTGGACAACATATCGGCGCTCTTCTGGTGTCCTGGCTTTACCGTGCTGTGCATTAGCCTTGAGAGAAGCAATAAAAGCATCACGCTTAGTGCCTTCAATGACGTTGGAGGTAATGTCTTTATGCCCTGCGCGTTTGTGTGCGTGCCAGCGGTGAAAGCCATCAGAAAGCCAATAGTGCTTGCCGTCAAAATATAGATCGACTGGCGGGAATGCTTGGCCCTCAAGTATCTCTTCGGTGTAGTGCTGGACCAGGGTTTCGTCTAGCTCTTTACGGGGTTGTGTTCCGCCATCAAGGCGGATCTTAGTCAACAAGATTTTCATTTTTTTCCTTTAGTAGTTGGCGCAGTTGCACCATTGCGTCTTTGAAGTCACCTTGCATTTGCATGATGGCCTCTTGTTGTGCTTGCATCCTCTTATACGAATCAGATGCAAACTTTGCTAGGTTCTCATTGGACCAAGCTGCGAAATTCGGCGCGTCCATTCATTTCCTTTTTTTTGGTTGGTTTAGGGCAGTTATGCGGTGGCACTACTACACACCATACAGCAGTCCACTGCTTTCTATGCTCTACCCAGCGGTCTATGTAGGTATCTGGCATGCCTACTAACGCTTTATCAATAGCTCGTCGTTCTTTTTCGGTACGCTCAACTATTTCAGATACAGTCAGCCCATCATGATACTGTTGTAGCAACATCCTTATGGTGTGGTGATTGGACTTATGCATTATTTTTGCTTTTTACTTTCATTTCCTTTATTGCTTGCATCATGTCTGCGACGTAAGTTATGGATAGCGTTGCTTCCGCTAAAGCATCATCATATTTGTTTTGCAGCATAAGTTCATGCACTAATTTAATTTTCTTCTCTGCCATCATGCATGGGTATGCGTAATCGCTAACTTTCTCTATTTTCATGTGTTCTCCTTTAGTTTTAATCCCCATATTGCGTATCCAGCGCAGTCAGGGGTGTGGTATTTGCCGTCGCTGCCAAGGGATTCCTCAGTTAGCGCACTAGCCTTGGGGTGCTTCTCATGGCAGGGGAACCCGCCTGATGCCTTTACTATATCCATAAATTGCCCAATAAGCTGGCGGTGTAGTTCTGGCACCCTTGGATTGCATGGGCACCACTTGCATGGTTTTTTCAAGTGTGATTCTCCGTTGCTTCAGTTTCCTTTAATGCTTTTTTCTCACGTTTGGCGTCCATACAAGGCTTGCATATGTATTTGAATAAGCCTCTATTAATACTCAGATAAGCGCCTTCTTCATACGAAGATTCTTTTTGGCATTGCCAGCACATTTTTTTGGCTTGTCGTTCGTTTTTCCTATTACCTAAAAGGTCTTTTGTTGCGTGTAGGTTTTGAGCCAATACATTAAAGCCGGTTCTTCCTCTCATAAATTTTTCTCCTTGAGTTTGGCGTTCACTACTTCGATCAAAGTCCCAACATCAATATCGGATGACCATGCTGTGTGGTACATGCTGCTAAGTACGCAAGCATCCTTCTCCTCTTTGGTCAGGTCTACCCACGGCTTTTTGTAGACTTGTATATCGTCATCGTCATCCATTGTTTTGCTCCTGTAGTTTGGTTTCAATAACAGCAAACATATCTTTCACAAAGAACGGCTTTGGCATCCCACTTGCAATTGCACTACGCTGTTCTTCTGTAAGTCCTTTCCAGTTGTCGCGTGGGTTACGTTGCCGTACTGCGGCTTCATGCGGTTCGTAGCTATTCACAATGTACGGGCCTGCCTTATGCGAAATTTTGTCTCGCTCTGCGTCAGTTAAAAACACCCATGTCATGTGTTCTTCTCCTTCAGGATTCTCCAGCTTGTCCTGCGCCGCTTTCTTTTTGCTTTCGTAGCCTGTCATGTGTTACTCCTCGGTATTTCAACGCTGATACAAGCGCCTTCCAGTATTGTTGGCTTACCAGCATCTTTAGCCATGTTTGCTAAGTGCATCTTCTGTACGTCAATAGCAACCCTGCACACTTGCTCGGTCTTGTAAATGGCTTGTGACTGCATGAAGTTGCAAGTGTCGTCAATGCACATGAACACAACAGGGATAAAGATGATCATGTTGTTCCCCTTGCTCTGATGGCTTCGGCGCAGTTGTCGACGGTTGGCCAATCGCTGTCTTTTGCAAACTCATCACACACCTTTGCACAGGCTTCACGCTCATGCGCTGCTACCAAGTCGGCAAACTTTTCAAGACCCTTGGTGTAATTCCAATCAGCGTCTTGAAACCCCGCTTGCTTTGCTAGTTCAATGATGTTCATCACTTCCCCCATATAGCAAAAGCCAGCAGGGTCATACCCGTCACCACAACAATTACAGCAATCAAGCCTTTGATAGACGCAACAAAATCATCCAATATGTCAGGCTCAAGCCCATTGTTTCGGTTGATGTACGCCTTGTTGGTTTCCTCGGCGCGTTGCTTACGGATAGGGCAGTCACGCCCTTGTGTACAAGTTCCCGTGTCGTTGCAACAGTTCATTTGTCACGCTCCTTGAGCATTGCGTCCGCATAAACATAAGCAAGCATCGAAACATATTCAGCGTAGTCTTTATCTGCTTTAGCCGCATTAAAAAGACCGTGCGCTATAGCACCTTGCATAGCCAGCCCCGCAAAATGGTCACGCAAGGTCATGTCCCTTGCGTAGCCACCGGTCTTGATGTGCCAATTGGTGTAATGCTTGGCAATCGTTGCATCAATTATTTCATCTTTCATTTGTACTCCTCCAGTCGTGCGTTAAGGCGGGTGATTCGGGTAACGTTGTAGCTCACGATGCTCTGCGCATACTCCACCGCAGTCTCGGCGTTTAGCTTCTCAAGGTGCGCGTCCGCCAGTTCAGCGGCGATCACTTCCAGGGGGCTTGGCTTCTTGAAGGGTTCCTTCATCAACTCTATTAATCGTACTCTTCTCATTTCTTTTCTCCTTTTGTGCGGGCGTAGTAGGCTCTTGCGTAGGCGTTCTTTTTCTCACGCGCAGTCTGAGCAGCCTTTTCCATCTTTATCTTAGCCACCTTCTTTGCGTACCACTCACG